AGTCTGTAGTAACACCCACCGACCCTCCACCCGCTCCCCGACCGGGACCGTTATCGCACTGCCAGCGCCGTTTCGGTTGGAACGGTACCACCCGTGGTTGTCATACCACTTCTCATCCTCCGGGTCAGAGTATCCAGTGACGCTGGAACGTTTGGCGGAGAGTATAGGATTCGAACCTATGCGCCACTTTCACAGCGACAGTTTAGCAAACTGCTGCCTTAACCACTCGGCCAACTCTCCATAAATCTAGTTGCTCTACCATATTGAAACACACTATGCCACGCTCTGAACCTGGACTCTTAGTAATGTGCTTCAATATGGTACACCGTACGAGATTTGAACTCGTGTACCCGCCGTGAAAGGGCGGTATCCTAACCCCTAGATGAACGGTGCATGAAATCTTGAAGGTTCCTATAAAGCCCATCGTCACCTACAACCATTGGGTAGTTTCCTACCATCTGATCTAATGCTAACAAGGAACTGACTATTACATGATGCCGAAGTCACGTTACTGCATCAAACCCTTGCTGAACCCTTGCGGGACGACTCGCACTCAATCGTTTTAATCTAGAAGTGATAACACAAAATACAGTTTAAATGATAATGCATTAATGGTCAACCAACTGCCGTACTTGTCTAAAACTTTGTTGCATCAATCTGGCACGTTCGAGCTTGGCTTCAAGCAACTCTGCCAATTGCTTGGTAGTGAGTTCGTGCTGAGATTTCTGCGATTGTTTCTGATCTTGTTCCTTCATGGTACCTTGTAAAATTATTTGTCATTGTGCTTTGAGTTCATTTTCTCAATGCTCTCATCAAACTTCAATCCAGCCAGTGCTGTGACATATACAAAATAACAAACAACTGCCACTGCCATGATCAGCACTGCCCAGTTAGGCAAATAACTCAACAAGAATCCCACTAACAATCCACTGCCGATTACGCCCAGAGTAATTGCTGCTGCTCTAAGTTTCAAATTCATTTTGTATCCTTTCAATAAATTGACTGCTGAACCTATATTTTACTTGAAGTTGTGTATCAAGTCAACCTCAGATTATGTAGGTCCAGTAGGGCCGTTGCCATTTTTAAAACCTATAGTACCACCTTCTGCCTCAATACGTTTGATAACATCTTCAAACAGTATAGGTGTAAAGTCTGTTTGCTCCACACATACGCAATGATAGCGGGGATCAATCTGCCACTCGCCCCATGCTTCGGACATTACACGATTGGCATGCAAGTGTCCGTGTATGTTGGTGCCAAATCTTCCCAAACTATCGGTATGGATAGGAATATGACTCAGTATCATTCCGTTCATAACATGGTACGCACGTAGTTCACGGAAATACTTTCTATATTCGTCATCACGGAAGATATCGTGGTTACCGCGTATCAGAACCTTGTCACCGTTTAGGCGAGCCAGTGTAGCTAATGCTCGGCGATTGATAACAACATCTCCTAGGTGATAGACTTTGTCGTTAGGTCGAACACGCTCGTTCCAACGCTTGATCATTTCTTCGTCCATGTCCTCTGGGTTGTCCCAAGGACGTAGTTTGGTCACCCCGTCGTTGCGCATAAAACGGCAAACGCCTGCGTGTCCAAAATGTGTATCGCTGACTAAAAATACTGATGGCATATTGTGCTCCTGTTGCAATTTTAACAACTAACTCAACTATACTACTATTATAGCAGACCACCAATAATTGGTCAAGTGCCGAGATTTTGTATATATTTTGCTAAGTCCCCATACAATGCTGCCATCATTGCTTCGCGACTGCCAAAAAACACAATGGTACGTTTTGGCCCAATGTAGTAAGGCATGGTGATACTGCGATCCAACTTCAACAGCATCAACTTGGTGAGAGGTTGTTTGGTTGGTAACTCATGAGTATAACATTCTAACTCAGCATGATCACGAAATGCAATCAGTCCGGTATCAGTGAGACGTAGCCCACCTTCGGCACGTAAATTTTGCCACCAATGCAGCATGGCCGTTTCAAATGATATCTGATGTTCGGCAGGAATTACTTCTAAAACTCGTTGTGTGATTTCAGCCCGTCGTGCCATTGGGGAAAATCCTTTCCCCAGCCGTGAGCAACACCACTGAAAATTTATCAGTTTTGAACTGCGTGTTGAGCTTTCGAGCCAAGTTAATGGCATGTCCGGGATTTGAGAAACTTACTTTTTTGTACTTGGGTCCAGGAAATTGTTGCAGCATGTTTGAAGTCTTGAGATTAATTGGAGTACTATCAAAGAACACAGCCCAAATACCGTCAGATGCCAACACCTGCTCGGTTTTGTAAGTGGTCTTGTTGGTTAGTTCAACTAATACTTGAGGTTTGGGTCTAGACAACGGAATCTCCAATAATATAACACTATTATTTAGTCCGTAATCTGAGCACTTTTAGAACGAGCCGCCTGTGAACTCCACTTGTATGGCTTCTTGCTTTTTGTCTGTTTGTTCACGTAGTTCCTGAACTTGCAACAGTAACTTGGTTATGTCAGCATGGAGATCTTTGGCATCCTGCATGGGCATTGCAAATTCTCGAGCTGCACGTGATTCGTGTGCTTTGATGCGATCTACAAAACGATTGATGTGTAAACTCATTGGGCTTCTTCCTTGGTTTTAAATGGACCTCGATAAGTGTATCGCTGCAGTGTGATAAGTTTGGGATTTTGTACTACGTCCCAGCTGCGATTTTGTTGCAAAAGATACCAACCGGCCGCATGCCATGATTTTGATTTGCGTGTTTTGGTAAACAATGGCAATTGCTTTTGAACTTCAAAAATACCATTGTAGGCTCGGCAGCCAGTACGAAATCCATAGATTTCATCTTGTGCAGGACTAGCGGTTTTGACTGCAGGCTCAAAGTTAATACCCACACGCTGACGCATCATGCGCATGGATTTAAAACTATGTATTTGATTGTTGATCTTTACCTGAAAGCCATCACCAGTGGCTTGAATATTACCTATTTTTTCATCATTGTGTCGCAGTATCCAATACTGGTTGGGTACCACGGGTTTGGCTATTATCATCAAGAACTCCTTTGTATGTAGCGTTGAGCCATTGAGCATATTGCTCAGCTGACTCAGAAATCTTTAGTAAGTCATAGCGTCCACAAAATTTCATGAAACGTACACCTACTTGCCCGATGTCTCGGTGTGAGATCTGCTGGGCAATGGCCTGATCCACTTTGTTTTTAATCTCTGCAGGTTGTGCTGTGAGATCCACTAGTGCAACATTGCGATGATAGTCATCCAACACACGATGTTCTACACCGTTGTGATCTGCCCACTTCTGCAACATTAAATTGTTCCACGCATAGCCTTTTGTATTGCGATCTGCATAGGCCTCTTGCAGCCCAACTTTGTTCTTAGTGCCTTTGGTCCTAACGCCCGGATAGGCCGAGAACACATTATCCGACGCATCGCCTCGCATACATTTTTCGAAGAGAAGCCACGAAGGATCTGGAACGGTCTTAGGTGCTTTGGTTTTTTTGTCAATAATCTGTTTGCCCTTGGCATCAAAAATTCCTTCTAATGTGATGAGCTCGTCGGTGATGCCGTTGAACTGCTGAACGTTGGGTGCTAGAAGTTGTACAAAGTCTGTGTCAGAACTTACAATAAAATGTTGATCTTGGGGATGTAAAGCAATCCAGCGAGCAATGATGTCGTCAGCTTCGGCTTCAGGGTGCCGTACCACAGAGCAGTTGGTCTGCTCACCTAAGTATTTAGTGAACAGATCAAAGGTTTCCCAGAACAATTGATCTTCTTCTTGTTCTTTTTCTGTCAGTGCAGCACGGGCCACAGCCCGGTTCTTTTTGTAGGGTTCGTAGAAATCCTTGCGCCAGCTACGCCCTTCCAGCGCAAATATCACATGATCGGCAGAGAATTTCTTGTGGACTTTGTTGATTGCTGCCAGAGTAATGTGCAGGGCATAGCCTATTTTTTCTTCAGCACTGGTAGCACGAAAAGCCACGTGTCGGGCACGAAAGAACATGTTGGCAGTATCAATGAGTAAGTATCGCATGATTATATTATGTTGTGAGTACGTACATATTGTAGCACATGATTGGCCCAAAAGCAATGAGCATCCGCACCAAAATGCCAACTATCAGGCTTTACTGTGGCAAAGCCGTTGTTTTTCAGCACATTATTGTAGGTCTGTGTAGAATCATAAGGTGCAAGGTAATGATTGCCCCAATCCTGT